ACGTAGCCCCGCCGAACTTGCTGCCGGTGCACACGCCCTCGGTGCCGCGACGCTTGATGCTCGCCCTGACCTTGCCGATCCAGTTGGTGGGGTTCTTCGCCACGACATGCTCCTTATCGAAAGTGGGGCCGGCCCTTCGACCGGCCCCTGCGGGAGTCCCTGCCCGCCCACCCCTCGGTGGTTCAGTAGCCCTTGGTCTTGCCGAACGACATGCCCTTGGCACGGCCCTTCAGCTTCAGGCTCTTCTTGAAGCTTCCGGCCGAAGGCGCGCTCATGCCCTTCATGCCCTTCTTGACCTTCAGGCGACGCTTAAGGTTCTTCATCGGGTCCATCACTTGCAGCCTCCCTTGCACATGCAGCTGGTCTTGCCGCAGCTCTTGCAGCCCTTGACCTTGATCTTCTTAGCCATTGCCGAGTCTCCTTAGCCGCCGAATAGGCGACACCTTCTTGCCGAACGCGCCGTGCATACCAACACGGCTCTTCTCCGCCTTCTTCCTCGCCAGCTCCCCGCTGCCCATCTCGCCCTTCGTCTTGGGCGTCTTGCTGCTCACGCGGCGGGTGGGGCGGCAGTACTCATTCGACCCGCCTGCACCGCACGGCTTGCCCGTCTTGGTGTCCTGCCACTTCTCCGCACCCCACCGCTTCAGGTTCGCGCCGGCCTGCGTCTTCCGCACGTTGCCGCTGGCCTTCCTGCACTTGGCCGTGGCCTGCGCTGCACGCGCCGACCACTTGCCGTACGAGGCCATCACCTTGCGGTAGCACGCGTCCTTCGCCATGTCAGCAGTTCCAAGCCCGCAGGCTCTTGTTGATGCGGGAGTTCGGGTCGTTCGCCGTCTTGGCGCTGGTCAGCTTCTTCTTCATGCCGCGCATACGGGCGCAAAAGGAGTTTCGTCTCGACCCACCCTCGGGTTGCGGACGCTTGAGGTTTCCGCCCGTAGCGCGGTTGTAAGCACGCCGCCCGAGCTCACTGAGCCCGCCAGCGGGATTCTTGTGCTTGGCCTTGAAATCGAAGCGCTTCTTCGCCACGGTCAGTATTACTCCCCAAATTCTTTAAGGATGAGGCGCTTGAGCTCCTCGGCTCTAATGTTTCGCATCTGACGGGGACCGATGAACTTGCGGCTACCTTCCTTCACGCGCTTCTTGCGAGAAGACGATGGAGTGTGCGAGACGTCTGTCGTCTTGTCCATATCCAACGAGACCTTCATGTCATGATCGCCACGCCAGTAAGCGTCGTCGTACAGCTGACGGGTTTTCTTGCTGAGTCCGCGGGGTGGATTGTTCTTGACCTTGATGCGCTTTGCCATGTGATTACTTCTGGGTAAGGAGGTAACGGGTCTTCTGGACGAGAGCCAGCATCTCGTCACGGATGTTCATGAGCGACGTCTCGTTCTCGCCGATGTCGGACGGGATCTCGTTGCGCAGCACGCCTTCGAGCGTGGACAGGATCTTGCTGGCATCCCCACCAACCGTCAGCGTGACGTTGGGGGACAGGATGCCGCGACCCTTCGCGCCAAGCGCAGCCTCAACAAACGAGTCAATCAGGTCGTCTAGGCCCTCGTACGCACCGCCCAGAGCCATGTGCTCGGCGTGGCTGAACGTGAGCCAGTGCTGGAGGCGCAGGGACTGCTGTGCCTCCATGAGCTTGAAGATGCAACCGCACTTGGCAGCCTGCTTCTGCGCGGGCTTGGTCGGGGCCTCAGGCGGGTTGACGATGCGGATTGCCATGCGTCCATTTTAGCAAAGAAGAAGGGGTGTGCCCCGAAGGACACACCCCTTTTTGCCTTGCGTTGGCAGTGGCGAATTAGGCGTCGCCGTAGACCTTGTCGAAGGTCACGCCATCAAGCTTCATGCCGGCCGGCTGATCCGGGACAAGCTGCATGCGCAGCATGCCCGGCATCTGAGCGCCTTCCGTCAGGAGGCTGTTGCCGCTGGCGCCGCTCGTCTTGGTGATCGGCACCTTGATCGTGGAGTACCCGAGGGCCGGGGCCACGAACTCGAACGGAATGAAGGCCTCGGCCTTGTCGAACTTCTGGGTGCCCTTCGGGCTCGGCGGAACGTACTTCTTCCAGTTCGCGCCACCCTTGCGGAGACCGTAGACCGTGCCAGCCTCGATGTAGTTCGAGGTGTAGCCGGTGTACGTGCGACCTTCAAAGGTGAACTTGAACCCTTCCTGGCTGCCCTCGTTGGTGAGCGACGAGAGCTTGCCGGTGCGGTCCAGCTGATACTGGCCGATCTTCTGGCTCTCGTAGTTCAGCCACACGCCGTCGCTGGCGATGAGGCAGTCGATGTACTGACCGTACTTCTCCTTCGCACGGTGGAAGCCGCGGAGGTACTGGCGGAGCTTGTGCTCGGTCAGCGTGCCGACGCTCGACTTGAAGAACGACTTGAACTCCGGGTGCGTGTCGACGTCGATGGCATTTGCCGAATCAGCGTCGCTGCCGAGGAGGTTGCCGCTCTTCTTGAGCCAGCTGTTGATGCCAGCGATGCCGTAGCCCTTGCTGTTCGCGTAGGACACGTAATCGGAGGTGCCAAGGGGCTGGTTAGAACCGGTAGAACTGGTGTTCTTGCCGATGACCGTGATCACCACCTGGTTCCGGACCTCATCGACACGGGTGACGAATGCGTTGTTGCGCACCGTAGCCGTCTCGTTGATGCGGGTACCGCCCGAGGTCCACAGATCCACGCGCATGCCGACCGCATAGCGATCGGTGTTCTGGAAGCTGGGAGCAAAGGTGTAGGTGGAGGTACCAAGACCGTTGGCAGCAGCTGCATCCCAAACAGCGCTCGCCGAGGCAGTCGGGCTACCGAGCGAGTAGTTGGTGTTGTCGCTGATGTACCAGTAGTTGCAGAGCGTGTGCGCGATCAGACGAGCGTGACCCTCGAGCTTGGGCGCAAGGATCTCGCCGATGAACGCCGGGGTCGCCTCGGCCTGCATCTCACCGAGGGTGACGAGCAGGTTGGAGACCATGGCCTTCATGCCGATGCCCAGGCGGTACGGACGCGCCATCGCGCCTTCCGTAGCGTCCGGCCAAGTCTGAGTAAGACCCTGGGTCTGCATCTTGTCCGCAATGTTCGAGATGGTGTTGTCACCGAAGAGCACGAAGTTGTTGCGGTTGTCAGCCATCTCCAGCACGCCAGCCATCGAGCCCATGTAGATCTTGAGGATCTTCATGTCACGGCCGATCAGGTTGGACTGACCGACGCCCTGGCTGGAAACCGTGGTATCCCGCCACGCCGGGTCGAGGGCCGGAAGGAACACCTCGATGTTCTTGTTGAGGATCTCCTGGATACGCACGCTCTGTGCGCCAAAGAGAGATCCAGTAGGAACAGTGTAAGGCACGTTAGTTATCTCCGGTCACAGACCGGTTAGAGGCGATGAATCAGACCTTCGTTTCCCCACCAGCCGCCGTATCGGCTGCAAGGCGGGAAAGCGCGTCCACGTTGAACTCTCGAACGCTCTTGTCGACCGCGCCTCGGTCCATGCCCTTCTGGAATTCGGGGGCCTTGACCTCTGGCTTGGACTTCAGGAACTCGAGCTCGCCCTCTGTTTCCGGCGACCGGCCGAGGCCGTCGATGTCGCCGATTACCGTGCGATAATTTCCTGCAACAGCCTTTGCCGCCTTCGCGGCTTCGTCCGAGACCCAGTCCTCGCTGAACCGTCCGCCCTCGGCATCACGCCGGGAGTAGAGGTTGCGGAGGGTGGTCTCTCGGACCTGCTCCTGCAGAGCTCGCCAGGCACCCGCCGCATGTTCGCGGCCACGGGTCTTGTCGAGCGTTTCCAGCATCTTAACGATCTCCGGGTTCCCGTCAATCGCGGAAACCACGTTCTTGTCCATCTGTTCCTTGAGCAGGCGCAGGCGCAGCTCGTTGGTCTGCCGCAGGGCAGCCTCGGCACGCTCCTCCGCAGCCCGCGTGGTCTTCTTCAGCATCTGCTCGATCTGGGCTTCCTCGCTCACGTCAGCCTCCTGGTCCCCACCATCCTCCCCGTCCACGTACTCCTGCGCGTACTGACGCGCCTCGTCGTCGCTGAAACCCGCGCCACGCAGGACCTCGTACGCCGCCTGGGCGTCCGGGCTCTCGCCGCGCATCAGCTTCGTCGCGTTCTCCCGGAACCGCTGCAGGCCCTGGACCTGCTGCTCCATCTCCTTGGCCCGGTTAGCCTGCTCGATCAGGTCTCCGACCTTGATCACGCTGCCGTCCTCCAGCTCAAGCTCGGTCTCCATGTCGATGCCGTCGTCGTTCTGCTGTTCGTCAGACATTCATTGCTCCTCGAGGGGGTTGTGCCATCGGACCCGCCCCACCAGCCATCTGGGGATTGACGACTGCGACGTCGTCCGGGTTGGGAACCATGGCGGGTAGGGACTGTCCCATGAACGAGATCAGGGACTCACGGTACGACTTGAACGCGTCCTGCACGGCAGGGCTCGCCAAAGTCATGATCGGGTTGGACATGAACGCGCTCAGCACGCGCAGCTGCAGGTCGGGACGCGCCGTGTGCGGGGTCACGACGATCTGCTGGCTCTGCTGGCCATCGCCGTAGAGCAGGAGGATGTTGCGGATGATGCTCTCATACGCGCTCTTCTCCTCCTCCATCCACATCGCAAAGTCAATGCCCTCCTTCAGCGCGAACAGCTTCAGGCCCTCCGGATCGGTGACGCCGGCCTGCAGCAGGCCCATCGCCTCCTGCTTCCGCACTACCTCGCTGCGGGGGCTCGTGTCCTTGACCGTGAAGCTGATCTGGCTGAAGTTCGGGATCGGGTTCTTCTTGAAGTTGACCGTGCCGTCCTCGGGGTCGATCACCGCACCCGCAAGGTCCAGCGTCAGCTTGTTGACAGGCAGTGCCCGGTCGCTGACCAGCATCTCCCTGCTCGCCTTCTGAACGAGGCTCTTGTACATCCCGCCAAACGCGGCCTGCACGCCGCTGGTGGGGTTCGTCATCGCCTTGCTGATCTGCTCGTCAAGGAACTGCAGACCGCTCGCGCTGTCGACGCGACCCTTCTCAGCCAGCAGGTCCTGCACCGGGCTCAGGCTGTCGGCGATGCTCTTCGCAAACTGCGCGACCTTGCCCGGCACGTCACCCGCGTTGTGCGGAGTGATGACCATGGGCTTGAAGTCGTCGCCCAGCAGCGCATCCTTGCTGTAGCTGACGTACCGAAGACCCTTGCCGATGTCGCGCATCACCGCACGCTCGTTGATCGTGCCTTGCGGCATGACCAGAACGCCGTACTTGTCAATGTCGCGGATGTTGTTGAACAGGCTCTTGAGCAGCCGTTCCATCTCGCGCACGATGCCGAACATCAGGTCGAACAGGCCGGCACCGTGGAACGTGCCGTTGTCCATGAACCGGGCAAATCCGATCGGGCAGTACGTCTCGACGTCGCTCAGGTCGCGGTCCTCGAGCACGATGTTGCCGCTCGACACCACGTACCGACCGACCGTGCCGCGCGGACCATCAAGCCACAGCTCGCGCACCTTGACGACCTCGAGCTCGTTCTTGCCGGGGATGCCGTTGAGCGCACCGCTGCTCGCGCTGTTCAGCACGTAGCCGTTGCCCGGAGCATCCGCGGGCTCCTCCATGTCGTGGCCGTACTCCCAGCTCCACGCGTCCATGCGCTCCTTGTTCTTCTCGATTACCCCATTGCCGAATCGAGTGCGCAGGAACTCCATGGGCACCACGCGCTGGCGGATGATTCCGCGCGCCTTCGTGTGGTCCTGACCGAGACTGGGGAACGGCAGCAGCTCCTTCGGGTGCACGACCTCGAGATCAGCAGTCAGGCCGATGGTCGGATGATCAACCATGTGCCCGGTGATGCCGCACGAGCCGAGCAGCGCGAAGATGTAGTTGAAGTCGCGCTTCACCTTTTCGAGCTGCTGGTCGCTCACGACCGCATCCGCCACGAGCTGCGCGACGCTTCGCTCGCGGATGCCCGCGAGACTGAAGCCCTGGCGAAGCGCACGCGGACGCAGGTCCATCGTGTTCAGTCGCGCCGTCGTCTTGTCGACGATGGACATGAGCTCCGTGCTCTGGAACTCCATGTTGCCGTCCTCGTCGAGGTAGTACGGCACGACGCGGCTGGTGCGCGGATCGAACACGTCGAACCGGCGGAAGCCGTTGAGGTAGTACCACG